AGAGAAGGCTTTATTAATTTCACTTTAATTTTAAATCTTTCTTTCATTATTTATAACGAATCTAATATAATATATATGAAGTATGATAGTAGTAATATTATAACTGTTAATAGATTACTCTTAAACTTAATCGTTAAGTATATATATACGAGAGATATTCCGATTACATAGTAAGATATTGAGGATTTAGCTAATTCTAGCAAAACAGAGTTAATTGCATGAAGCAGAACTACTATTATAGACATAAGTAGATCTTCCAACTCTATTACGTAGGAGGTGATGACTTGGATGATTAGTTGAATTATTACTTTGGTTATTCTTAAAGTACTTCGACTTATTGGGTCGGAATATGATTCGGTACGAGTGAAGCATACTGCTACTGGTTCGTGAATAGATTCGTCCGCTATAACGTCTGAAGATTGGAACGCGTCTGGTCTAATTGCATGGGTCGAATTTATATGTACTAAAGGGGATGACTCAGATTTACTTAATTGCTCTATTCCAGACGGATTAAAGTTGAATGCTATTATTTGAAGAAATGAATCATTTCGAAGACGCTGAAGTAAGTTCTCAAGATCTTCATCCTCAGCTAGGGACTGACAATCCTCCACGTTCGGTTTCTTCTGAAGGTAGCATTCTTTAGTGGCTGTATCTGAGTTCTTGTATGACTGAAGTGCGTGATGAGGGAATATTTCTGATGTTTTTCTAGTGTAAAGAAGGCATTCAGAGGTGATTAAAGCGTATTTATTATCTTGAGTATACATAATATATGGATTATATACGCTGTAGAAATAGTTAATGAGAAGGGCTTGTTGATTAGCTCGTACCTCTGTGAAGCCTCTAGTGCCGGGCTGAAGACGATTATGTTTTTCTGTTAGGAAAGATGTAGGTTCTGCCATGTCAAGCCTATAAACGTAGTACGCGATGTTATCTAAGTTACAAGGTTTGCAGGGAAAGGGAGGTAAGCATGAGGTGTCACATCTACCCTCCCCGTAACATATTCCTATTTCTTCTCCATACCAAGTTGAAGATGTTAAATTCCAGCGAGTTGGGTCACAGTATGCAGGAAGGATGTCTTCACAATAGGTTGGAGCTAGTCGATTTGTTTGAAGAACCTTAACGCAATCTTGATGGATGTTAGTATCTAAGATATAATAACCGTCTTCTACCGCTCGGATTGGTTTCATGTTGAGTAGCGCTGATTGAACTGCTAAGGATCGGGGATATAGTTGAGGATTATTGAATAGGGTATTATAAGTCGTTTCGTAATAGTGAGATCGCCATTTGTATAAGTGAAGTTGCGATAAATGTACATAGAGTTCCCGTAAATCAATAGTCAATGATACTGGGATCATACAAATAGTTACCATTAGGATCAATATAGTAGAGTGAATGAAACGCATCTTTATTATGAATTACTGAACTAAGAGCGTAAAGAATTCCTTGTGCTTGACCGGGGCAGCTGTATCGATCTTCTATCGCCCGTTCTACTTCTTCTATTATATGAAGATCGTTATACTCTAAGGTCAAGTCTTCTAGACTAATTCTGAACTGTTCTATATGTTCAGGATTTCTCAAGTCGCTACGACCCAATTTGACCAATAATTTTAAAGGGTCGGGTATAAATTTTATTGAATTATCTCGCTGATCTTGTACTACGAATTTAGAGCAGAAGTACTTTGATTGATAGTCGAATACTTTCATTTCGAAATTAAATATTATTCTAGCCCATTCCGCAAATTCTTTTGGTAACTTTGATCCTATCAATGCCGTATCATCGCCCGAGGCTAACAGAATACATTCTCTAATAAGGATTTCTCTCTTGTTTCCGACGCTTAATGAATTTAATTTATGTTTTCGAATCCATGCGTTATATTTTTTGAATAGGTACAATAAGAGGCATATTACTAATATTGTGTTTAGTATAAATGTACTAGCGTCTCCTGATTTTCTTTGAAATGCCACCATTAGCACTATTTTATTTAGAAAGTCTTTTAACTTGGGATTAATGTGGGCCTCAAACCACATCAGAGCTAAAGGTTCGGGTACTCCGACGAGTAGAAGCACAAAATAGTCTATATACGCTGCTATTAATGCTTGGGATTTATCATACTTTCCGATATCTCCCTCTCCGAATGATGCAAACATTTCCGGGGGTATATTTAGATCGCTTAAGCGGTCTCCTAGATCCTTTGGGGACATATCAGAAAATAGGATAATATTAGGCTGTAACGCTTTCATTATCCTTGATTTCACTTCTCGAAATAGCGGGCACCAAATCGCATTCAAGTTCTTAGGATGAAATACGATAGTTTGTAATGAAGCGTACTCATAAGGTGCGTTTGTCGTTAAATCGGGTTTAGGGACTCTTTTTATACTCATATGATAGGTGTTATTCGATTGTTGCCATAGGGGCATATCCATTCCTATTGCGTTGGTTATATCGGAAGGTTGGTTATATAACCATTCGGCTACTTCTCTGTGAGTTACTTTAATAGGGTTTTCTTGATACTCCTTGAGCAACGAGTGATCCAATACTTCTTTAAAGGCTTCTATACAATCTGTTGCTACCTTTCTTTCGTATACGTTTCCTTGATTGTCTGGTATGTTAAGATTTCTTTTGATTATCCCTAATATCATCTCTTTTTTTGTGTTTGGTCGAACTTTCGGAGCCATAGTTTTGATTTTTGGCTGAATCTGATCATACTCGTCCATCTTGTACAATGCTCCATGGGAGTCCATTCTCATTTTTTCACAGTCAAATGATATGTCTCCCAGATTTGCCTGCATTACGTCATTCTGGTCAAAATGAGCGGAGTTACCAGGTAGGATTCGATCATGGTAGTCTTGAAGAGTCTCGGCTCCTGCTATATTTCCATCCGTAAAGTAGGTTCGAGGCAGCAACATTTCTTTTTCTACTGGTTCTTCTTCGTAAATATCATTCGGGTACTCTACCATTAAATTTATTTCCATTAACGATGTAACTGCTTCATAAACGTTTCTGTCGTCCATAAATGAGTGCGATTTGAACTTTGAACATAAGATTAGTCTTCTTCCTCTTCGATTTAGTTCTAGCTTTACTTTATTGAGAAGGCTATCTTCGTAGAGGTTTTTGGTTTGGGAACGCGGAATATGAATCATTAGGTCTTTTGATTTACTTTCGTTCTCTATAGCGTCTACTAGCGATCCTATACTTGATCTGTCATTCCGTCTGCAATTGTAGTCGACTATTACGTTTGTGCTTTGGTCGTAGTGAAGCACTCTTCCCAGAAGATACTTCTCCTCTGATCCGTATACCGTTCGAATTACCAAATTGTCCATTTTTTCCATTAAATTCATTATAGATCTGCTTTCATCTTTCGGTTCTTTAAGCGGAATTCCTGGTACTCTAAGCCAATGGGGTTTAAAATATCCTCCTCCTTCTAATTCTACTATATGAGGATGAATTTTTGCTTCCGACAAGGGTGCTGATACTACGTTTGAAACTAAATCCTTTTCATATCGGGTAGCGTATATCAGACTTTTCTTATGCCGTGTTGTAGCTACCAGGACGTACTGCTCGTTATTGAAAATTTGTTCGGTATTTTTATCATTTAATCTAACTAGAATTACGTTATCTGCCTGTCCTCCTTGGTATTCGTGAACAGTATGTACTCCCAGACATATTCCGTCGCAGTTGTCATCTTTTACTCCAAGAAACGTTTTTAACTCCATCTTATCCCGTTGGAGAAATGTGAGGTATACTGCTGTGCTATCTCTAGGTATATCGTTCAAGTTGTGTATTCTCACGAGTCGCATACTTCTTCTCACCTTCGAAATTGTGACGAATCCTTTTGGTTTTCCTGGTGAGTCATACAGATAGCTCCAGTATGCTGCTACGTCGGCGGGACATCGTCTTGAAATGTTTATGTGTTTGGTTATTGGTATTACCTGTGCTAAGTTAGTGTAGATCGGCGCGAATGACGCTAGGCGCGGTACAAAGCCTATTTGCTGATCATCTCCTACTACGATCACTTCTTCAGCTCCGACCATTGCTGTTATTGTAAATATTAGGCCTGGAGCTTGCATTAACGCTTCATCCATAAACACTTTTCTTCCTCGAGATGTTTTTCCTAGGAGTATCGCTGCGTATGTCTTTATCTTCTCGTTTATTTGTTTTCGATACGCCGTAGATATCTCTCCGTTATTAGCTTGCTTGTATCTCTCTGTTACTTTATGTCTTAATTCGTCTCTTCCGCTTCGTGTGGATGCTAGTATTAGGTCGTGATTCAACAAATCGAAATTAGTCACTAAATAATATGTTTTTCCGCATCCCGGTACTCCTCGTATAAAAGTGAAAGTCACTTTATTAAAGTTGTGTCTTTCAAATGGTACTGTCTTAATATTTTCTAAAGCTCGTGAGTCTACCAATGCTTCTGTAAAGTCGTTTATTAATGCTTTTCTACCGACTTTAAGATCGTCGGTGAGTTTTATTTCTTTTGTACTACAGTCGAAGCAATATATGTAGTTCTTCTTTTGAATTTTTGGGTGAACTAGGAATCTTATTGAATCGGGCGTCCGTTCTATTAACCCTACGTTTTCTGGTGAGACGTGCAAGTTGACTTCGAGATCGGAACTTTGGTAACTTTTGTTGGTTATATACAACTCTGATAGATCTTGTAGTTGCTTGATTCTGTCGCTAACTGACCGTTCCAAGTATTCTCGATATTCAGTTATACTTTGATTTATCACCCTATTGTTCGTTGGTGAAGTTTTTATGTATACTGAATCGATTTCACTAAGTCCCGTTTGTAAACGTCTTTCATTGAGTTTTTGCACTTCTTCGTAAGCTTTGGCCGGCTCTAGGTGAGAGGTGTTTTCCGCTTTTAACTTGTGGGAGCTCGTTTGAGATTGATCTTCCTGATGTTGCAATTTTGTTCTAATATATCTCTCAAATATTGAGTGGTCTATACTTTGTGGTTCATCTCGTAGATTATGAAATGTTTCTAAACGGTCATTTATTTGATTAGTTAATTTATTTAAATTTTGTTGTTCTTTTGTATGTCCAACTTTTAACCATAATTTTATCGTGGATAATTTTTGGCTTTTTGGAAGGCTTACTTCGAGATGATTTGTTGCGAAAAGATTTTTTATTAATTGATAGTCTGATTCTGTTAGTCCAGATAGAATTACATATTGGCCCTCTTCTCTTTTAAATTGAGAATATAAACTTAAGTTAGACATTAGTTGTTTCGTTTTGTCCGCTCTACTTACATCTAAAATTATATCATACTTCTTTTTAACATCAAGATCCTTTATATTATATTTAATATCTGTTATGTTATCTGAATTTGATATTACTGTTGTTTTATAGCCAAGGTATCTCATAGTAGAGGCTATTGAATCATCCTCGGGGTCAATTATCAGTGCTTCCCCTGGCCCTTCGTCTACCATTTCTGCTATTGTTAACGCTGTACGGTTAGATATAAAATTTTTAAGTCCTCGATAAGGGTCCATATTATGTAATATATTTCTTCGTAATTTAGCGGGAACTTTTCGAAGAGAGGAATCTATTATTTCTTGAGTTAATTTGGTTATTTTACTCTCATAGAGATCAAAGTGACCTCCTTCTAGATCCGTGTCGGGGTCCTTAAAAAGTGTATGTTTTAGATGTATCACTCTAGTGCTTGTGCCAAAATGCCAGTAGACGCCGTTTTCTCGATGTACGCACACTGACATGTTATAGTGCTTGCAGAATGACGATATTGCTGAGTCGTCTCCCATATCTCCATTTAATATTGTGTCTTTGGTTATCGGATCTTTCTCTCTTCGTGCCATTTCATACGATAGTTCTTTTGCTGATTTAAGAGAGTCATCCTGTCCCATTCCTACTGTTAAACTTCGGTAGAGACACATATTTTGTTCTCCACTAATGTTGCGCAGTCGCTTCTGGCGTTCTGGTTGCATGCATTCATTTTCTATAGATGGTAATACGTATGTGCTCTCACTAAGTCCGGCGATACTCTTTTCGTTGTTACTTTCATTTATTTTTGGGTTTTCCAAGAAGTTTTCAGTGGTTGTTACCCATGTAGTTTTTGTGACTACACTCGATGATCCACTTGACCCTATTTTATAATTTGATTCGATATCTAACTTTAATGATTTAGGAGGCTCTGGTTGTTTGACTATCTTCCCATCGCTTTCATATACTGGTATTTCAATTCTTACTGCTGATGGGTCGTATATATAGGAAGTGTCTACTCGGTAGTCCCCTCTTACTGGTTGATCATAATATTCTATTTCTGTGATTTTTGTTCCTTTTTCTACTTTGGTTTCATACGTTCCGGTGTAAATGAGTTGCGATTTTATCCACATATAATATTTCACATATTTGTTTATATGGTCGATTTTACTCGGGTCCGTTCTGAAAGCTCTATCGAAAACGTCATCTTCGCCCTTATTAATGAAATCCAGAATATGGAAGTTTCTGATTTTTTGCCACAGATTGCTCAATATCCCTTTCTGACCTGTTTCCCGTATTAAGTCCTCTTGTTTTCTCAGAGTCTCTAGAACTTTTCCTTGATTATATTTGTCCTTAAACGCTTCCATATACACTACGTGGGCTGTTAAACATGCTATTGTAGAATCAACTCGAACCGGCATCATGACGTCTCGTCCATTTATAAACATTCTTGTGTTATAACTAGATGCCGCTGTTACTAGTGTATCTACATTAAATCGTCCTGCGGACAAATTCCGAGCCATTTGATAGAGACTGTCGTATAAATATTTTGGCGTTATAAACCTCATCTTTTTCATATGTTCGTAGGGGTCTGAGGACCACCCTGCGTTCATCCAATCATAGTATGTTATTTCTAGCATAGGTGTCCCGGTCACTTCCTCAATTGTTCGGAAGTGTTTACTTTCTATTGACTTTGGAATATAAGTCACTAGAGACCTAGTATATGTGAAAAAGAGGAGTCCTAACTTGTACTGGTCTATTGATATATGGTAGGTTATACCGCTTAATGCAGAGGTAACTGAAGTTTTAAAAATAGCTGATAAAAGTCCGTCTATTGTGTGTTCATATCCCAAGTCAAAGTCTCCCTTGAAATGAAATCTTAAATATACGGTATTGTCTCTTTTTATTCGTCTATACCTCATTTGACACTCCGCTATCTCTCCTTCCTTATTGTACAAGATGTCCTGACTAAAATGGATGCATCCCTTTAGCTCATATGCCTCTGCTCTATCCATCGCTTGGGCTATTTCTTGCGGTGATACGTCGTAGCTGGAATGCAGCATCATTAACTTATCCGCTTTTACCGGGCATCTCTGTGCGGTGTTATTGCACACTACATCAGTTGGTGTGGTGTTTAATCCTGCGTGGATCCTTTGCATTGTTGTGACGTATGATGTAGCCAATAATGAGACTGTCTTGCTGGTCTCATAAATTAATTCTTTTGCCTGGTGAAAGTTAGTTGAATGTCTTTGAGCGTCTCTTTGACTTAGAATAGGGCAACAAAAATGAATGCCTGTATTTCCTTCTTTTATATGGGATAACGGGCTACTTCCCAAATCCTTTATTTTGAATCCATTCGCTTTAACTCCTTTCTTGTATCCTAGTGAGTCGAGAAGTTGACGTCGCGCGACTTTTCGGTGAGTGCGCGCTAATCTGTGTCCGCAATTGCTAACTACGTTCGAGTAGTTAAATTTATATTGAGGAAATGCTTGATTGAGTTGTATTTGCTCATCGATAGTTAAGTGATCGGTTACGCTAATCTCGTGCAAACGCTTACGCTTATTAATTTCGTCTGTTGATACCATATGTAGTGCTTCATTAAAGGTTTTGTGAACGTCGGATGATGAATCCTGGAGTGCTGTGTTGGCGTATTGGCGTATAAGTCCTCTCATATCCAAACCAGCATGAGAGCTTACAGCTCCAAGATACGCGCGCGCCGTGTCAATAGAGTCTGACTCTATTTCGACTTGGTCACGTGGAGGGTAGCAATAACCTGGTTGATTGCTATAGTAGTGCCGGATGAGATCGTCTCGAAGACGAGAATCTCCAGCTGATACCGAGCTGGAGGTAGATCCGCCATCTGATAGCGGAGCAGAAGAAGGTGCTACACCTTTAAGAAAGTTCCACATAATGGAAT